GGAAAAAAAATTAAACAAAATATAATATGGCGTTGACAGATAATACCACGTTTTATGGTAAAGATGCAGAAGGTTTTTACAGAAAAGCCTTAACATCAGGAACAGCTAAAAGTGTTCTTAGTCTTATACCAAATGTAAAGTCAAAGATTAAATTGGCTTATTCAGACTTAGGAAACATCCTACAAGCTGATAACTGCTCGTTTGACCCAGCAGGTGAAGGTTCATTGAACCAAAAAACTATGGAGGTATGTGATATCAAAATAAACCTTGAATATTGTGCTACAACTTTTGAAGCTAATTACTTATCAGCTCAATTAAGATCCGGAGCTACTGATCAAGCGGTTCCAGATTCTTATGCACAATTCGTAATGAATCAAGTGGCTGAAGTTGCAGCAGCTGACCTTGAAATTGTTTTATTCCAAGGAGATACAGGAACAACTTCTTATCCTCAAAAACTATGTGATGGATTAGTTAAGTTAATGCTAGCTGACACCGATATTATTGATGTAGCAGCTACATCTTCAACAATTAATTCTAATAATGTTATAACAGAATTAGATAGAGTTTTAACAGCTGTTCCAGCAAAAGTGAGAAACAAGCCTAATTTCAAGATATTTGTATCTCAAGAGATCGCTTTCGCTTACAAGCAAAAACAAGCAGCAACAACTGGAGGATTATTTATGGTTGGTGATAAAGAACTTAACTATTTAGGTTTCACTTTAATACCAACAGATGGTCTTTTAGCTAAACAAATGATAGCAGCTAATATGGACAATGTCTTCTTCTTAACTGATTTAACTTCTGATTGGGATGAAGTGTTAATGATTCCTCAAAGAAACATTTCTGGAGCAAGAACAGAAAGATTTGTAGCTAATTTAAAATTTGGTGTGAACTACTTATATGGAAATGAAATTGTTCTATACTCATAATCCTTCGATGGACACAAAAAAATAAATTAAAAAATATGGCATGTGTAAGTTTTTCAGGAGGGATTTCAAATGACTGTTCGAATAACATTGGTGGTTTAACCAAGTTATATTTAACAGATTTCGAGAACATTTCTTCCTATACTCAAGCTGGTGGTACAGTATCAGCTATAACACTAGTAGGAGCTACTCCTTCATATGGTTTTTATGAATTTGCTTTCAATAGAAACTCTGCTACATTTACTGAAGACCTTGTTAAGTCAGTAGAGGCAGGAAGTGCTTTATTTGAACAAACAGTTACTGTAACAATACCAAAAAGAGATGTAGCTAAAAGAAATACTCTTTCTCTCCTAACTCAAAGAGATTTAGCAGTAATCGTTAAAGATTCAAACGGAATATATTGGTATCCTGGAGCTCAAGAAGGTATGTATCTAGCAGAATCAACCTCAACTTCAGGAACAAATAAGGTTGATGGTTCAAATTATGTTCTAACTCTTAAAGGTTTCGAAAAAGAGAGAGCTTATGTAGTTAACCCTTCAATAATAACCAACTTATTAGCATAATCACTAATAATGAAAAAACAAAAAAACCCTGGCGACCTGTCAGGGTTTTTTTTTCTTTTAGATAAGCAACTCTTTTCTTGAATACATATAGATAAAGTATCTTAGTTCAATGATTAACTTATCAACAGGATCAAATACAATATGGTTAAGCTTGAGAGAAAGCATTCCTTATGGAGCCACATCGACAGATTATAAATTTACATTTACACACGACTTATCTAAGGTTAAAAAGGTTTGTTACCCAACAGATCTACAACCAGATAATAAGTGGTCTGTGTTTAATATAACAGTTGGTCCTACAGAATCTTTTACCTCATCTGTAACACTTGATATGAGACCTGGTATGTGGAGTTATAAAGTTGAGTTAGGAACAACTACACTTGAAATGGGTAAAGTGCTAGTAGATGAGACCTGGGATTGGACAACCTTGGATCGCCCAATAAAAACAACCACCGTCCTTAAAAGAGATTAATTATGGGTTTATTTGATTTTAAATTTAGTAAAACAAAAAAGATACCTGAAACTCCAAAAAGAGAACCTGATGATTTATTCAATTCGGTTATGGAGTCAATAAATATGAGAGGTATAGACTTACCGATGCCAAAGGAGCAAAGGGGTCAGGATTGGGTTTTATTTGGACCAAACAATAAATTTCCAATAGAATTACTAGAATATAAAAACAATTCGGCAATTCATGACAGGATTATTGAAGCTAAGACAAATCTTATAGCTGGTAATGGATTAATATATCAAGAAATAAGAGAAATGAGTGATCAATGGTTGTTAGAGAACTTTAAGTTGATCCCTTTTTGGAGAAAATTAGATAAAGTATTCTGGATGACCACAAGAGATTTCTTAACCTTTGGATACGCTAGTTTTGAAGTGATTTATTCAATGGATCAAACTCGTATTGTCGATGTTAATTGGATAGATGCTTCACGTATAGCTTGTGGTAAGAGGGATGATAATGGTGATATAAATTATTATTACTATTCAGAAAACTGGGCCGATACCAGAAATAATCCACCTAGAAAAATAGATAAATTCAATCCAAATGGAGAAGGAATTAGACAATTAGTATTTATTAAGAATAACGATAATAATATGGACTATTATGCTCTTCCTAATTACTTTTCAGCAGTTAAATGGATTAAGGCTGATGGTCTAATGGCTGATTATAACCTATCAGCTATATCAAATGGGTTCTCTCCTTCAATCGTATTTAAGTTCTATAAAAAACCATCACCAGAAGAAAGAAGAATGAATGCCGAAGCTATTAAATCTCAACACGGAGGAACAAGAAACGCTGGTAAAGCTTTGATATTTTATAGTGATGGAAAAGAACTAGCTCCAGATGTAACTACATTAGATGCTACAAATATAGATGCTCGATTATTACAGGTATCCGAACAAATAACTCAGCAAATCATATCAGCTCACGGAGCTCACCCAGCACTTTGTGGTATTCAAGTAAGCGGTAAGTTAGGATACTCTAATGAATTACTACAATCATTTGAGATTATGAATACAATAGTTATTAAACCAGAAAGAAAGATGATTTTAGACGCGTTTAAAGAGGTCTTGATATATAATGGTGTATCAAGAGTTAAGGTTGAAGAAATCACACCAATAAAAATAATTAACGAATAATATGGGAACTTATTCAGCACTATTTATAGACGATGAATATATAAAAAAATATTCACCATTAGGAAGGTCAATAGATCCAGATGAAGTGTATCCATTTGTGAGTGAGGCTCAATCAATGTATATACAAGACTTATTAGGAACACCATTATATGATAGTTTGGTTCAAAAGGTTGCTAATAACACGACTTTATCATCTATTGAGTGGGAATTAGTAGAAACATTTTCTAAATCTTTAGCTTATTGGGCTATATATTTAGCTTTACCTCATATATCAATGAAGATAAGGAATGGTGGGGTTTTAAAGGTGACACCGGAGAATACACAAGCTACTGATTTATCAGAGCTTAGATATATTAGAGAAGAGATAAAGAACCTGGCTGAGTTTTGGGCTCAACGAACAGTTAATTTCCTATGTCAGAATAGTTCAAGTTTTCCACTTTACAATGCAACATCTAAAGATATGTATCCTTCAAGTGGTCAATATGATTCAGATATATACTTGGATGACTACGGAGATTATACTGAAAGAGAAAGAGAGTTTCTTAGAAAATATCTATACAAAAATTAATTAATTTATTATGGCAAAGAAAAAACAAGAATTAGATCTTATCGAGTCTACACAAACACTTGTAAAACCAGAAGATTTAACCATTAAATATCTAAAAGATGGTAGAAGATTTGTTTATTTAGGTGAAGAAGAGATATTAATGGGATATGAGAATGATGATCAAGTGCTTATTAACGAAGCTCTACAAAAAATAAACGGACCACAATGGAAGTAATGTCTGTAGTAGCTACAATTGGCGGGATATTACTAAGTGTAATTGGGTGGTTCTTAAAAAGAACTATGGAAGAATTAAAAGAAGTAAAATCTTTATCACTTGAAACATCGACTAAATTAAAGGTACTCGAAA